ATATACTCCTATAGTCGAAACACCTATAGGCACTAAATGCGTTGTCGCATCTTGGTGTTCACCGACTAAACCGCCACTTCCCTGTCCACTATGTCCGTTCGTTCCTGCGCCTCTCAAAAACTCACCCTGTAAGTCGGGCAAGTTAAAAGTAGTGCTTCCATCTCCGACACCAAAGTTCGTGCCGATTATGCTGAACAGGTCTTTATATGTCGTTCTGCTCAATGCCGTACCATCACACAAATGCCATCCTGTAGGCACGTTACTACCACCAAAGGCAAGGATAGTACCTATGGGGTTGTCTGCGTAAAACGTTCCGCCCGCTACTCTCAAAAGAGAGCCATCTGAATTAACTTTATTTACTGACATATGTTTTCTCCTTTCTATGCTACATAAACAAAATGCAAACCTTGGCAAGACTTTCTAAGCCCCTTGGCAACCAAATAAGCATTTCTATATCCAAGATTTATCCATTCTCTCGTCCTATGGACTTCTCCCGATTCAATGCACTTGATAAATGCGACACCATTATTGGTGTTCCCCATTCGGCTTATTCCCATCTGCTTTCTTGTTTCTTCCGACAAGACATTGCCTTTTGCATAAGTATTGCCAAAATTCGCACCTCTTGCATGGGTATTACCTATTTGTGCTCGCCCTATTTTGCGCTTAGATTCCTCAGTATGATGACCGCTGAATCCTTGACCGCCATCTACTATGTTGTATTCAGAATGACCATGTCTCCGTTCAGTAGCAATCATATTTATCTCAGCCTTATCGGCGTACTCCCTTGATGGGATACGAGAAATAAGAATCTCTTTTCTAAAATTCTCTAATCCATATTTCATAATGGATTGTTTAAGGATTTTTCCACTCCCCATATACCCATCATTTAATACATCATATCGGTGTTGACCTATGTAAGTCTTTCCGTTGATTAGATTTGTAATTCGATAAATACAATACATAGGCATCAACCATCTGTGGTTTTGGTGTATTCAATGGTAACCCAAGATTCTTTGCCGTTATAGGCGCTCTGCGTGTGGTTTTCCTTAAGTTTATACCCTGTGATATACCATCCAACAAGATAACTTCCAACAGGTTGGTCACATATCCAATTCCCTGCTCCTTCGTGCATTGTTCCGTCATAGTGAACAACATTATCCATGCCCCATCCCGACAAATCTTCAAGTATATTCTCGCCTGTACCGCTACCAAGATTTCCATGCCATACTCTACGATAAATCGGCTTTCCGTCAATCCACACCTTGTTGGTCTTGACTTCCGATGTGCTATACACGTCTTTGTAATTAGCATCGTCATCGTCAGTAAGCTGTACTGTGCCGTAAAGTGCTTTTTCCTCGGATGATAAGTCGTTCCATTCCTGTGTCGTGCCTGTGAAGGTACGTTGTGAGGGCTGTAATGATATATTGTTATTAGTAACATTAAAATCAGCATTACTTAATTCTGTTTTACGTACATATTGAGTTAAATCAATACTGGTGCTACCAATTAACTCCCACCCTTCAGTAGTACCATTAAGGTTGATATATTCATTCTTTATATCATTTGGTTCGGCAGAACTCTTTGGAACAAGATAGATTACATTTGTTTTTATATCCTCTGTTGGCAACGTCTCTACAGATTCAAATGATGTGGCACTTATAGTAGATATGAGGGCTAACACTTCATCTTTTGTATATGTATCAGATTTAAGATAATAATTAACTAAATCGTTAACAGTATTATCCATTAAATCTAAATCAGTAGTGGTTTTATTACCATTCAGTGTTACACCATTGATTTGTGGCTTATTAGTTAATGTGCTATAAGTTATTGCATTTATTATATCTGCTACTTCTGCTTTGGTATAAGTTTCTGATTTAAGATAGTAATTAACTAAATCATCTACTGTATTATCAATAATGCCCAAATCAGCAGACGTTACATCCCCAACCAATTCAATTCCATTTATGCTTGGTTTATTGGTAAGATTTCCATAATTAGTTAATCCTAACTCTTCTGTGGTAATATTCCCTTGGAGAACAATATTGTTAATTGTAGGCTTGTTTTTTAAATCATTATAATCTGTTGGGTCGGTAGGTTTAATGTTTCCTATGATGCTCTTTCTTACTAAGATAGTTTGAACATCACTTAAAACGTAATCTTCACCTATCTCAATACCTACTTGAAACATCCAACTAACAGTTTTTGTTATACCATCTGTCATATCGGATGTTAATGGGAATAAGTATAATTTTGCTTCGTCATCCCACAGTAATGTCCCAGATAAATAATCCTTGGTGTATTCCCCCAACTGCACTATAACATTGGTACAATCTTCTGGGGTAATTACAGTGTCACCAACATGGACATTGATTGGGAGATTATATTGTTCATTCTGTTGAATTGTAATGACGTTATTATTCATTAGCTATATCCTTAATGTGCAAAGCACAAATCCAACCTTCTGTGCCATTATATGTACCTTGCACCCATTTCTTCTTTGCTACAATCTCGTAGTTTCCATTGCAATAGAACTTTTCACCTTTTTTAATAGTTCCAATTCTATCTGCTCTTTTTGTAGAGTGTGCATCTTTTCTAAACTGTATTCCAGCGGTAATTTCAACCCATCTTTCTTTTTCTAATAATTTCATAGGAGGTAAAATAAATCCTTGAAATTCATATACCTTACCTGTTGAGTTAGATTTCCATTTATAACTCTTTCCACCAGAATATGTCTGAGTATAGAAATTTGTGCCCTTATATGCACTATTACTACATACAATATCGCTATTGGGTTTTATTTCTTCTACACTGCCAACGTGCCCATTGTCTTTGGTGTTTGGGTTCTTCCATACAATTATTGCCCCCAACTCTGGGGTATCTGAAATCTTAAACTTGCCCTTCTTTTTGGCTTCTTCTATCCACCCGCCTGCATTGCCACGGCAACCACTGTCCATGCCTGTAATCTCCATGAATCTGCCGTGACTATATGCAGTACAGTTAGGCATTCCATACCCACATTTGAAGAAAATGTTTTTATTTGAATAGTAAAAAATATTATCTTTTTTTGGTGCTGTTAATCTTGGGATAAACATGTTTTAATTTCACCTTGCCCTTGGTATTATCCATTGGGATGAAGTAGTATCATATACTTTAAGAGAGTAGCTGTCACTACTATCAATCCATATAAGTTTCTTGTTGGTTGGAGCAGTTGCCCCTATTGAGTAAACGTCAGATACTAATGAAGGTTTATTCTTAATAAAAGCTTTACTTGTTGCATCAGTCTCTGTCCAGTCAGCTTGTAATTGTGCTGAAGGTGTTCCCATAACAAATCTGCCGTTATTGTTTAGCATTGGAACTTGACCTTCAGAGCCTGTAGCGGAAATCTGCTCTATTGAGTAATCACCATACTTGGCTTGTACATCACCACTACGATTAAATACAGAGGCAACTACATCACCACTAACAGAGCCATCAATATTAGCTCCATTTAATTTAGATATGGTATTAAGAGAGTTAACAGTCATATCTGGATAACTCTCTACATTTTTATCATTATATAAATATCCAAGAATAACCACGTTCTGTAACAGATTATTCTCAAAGGTTACATATACAATGTCACCAACTTTATAGTTAGGGCATATGCCAAACATAACACACGTATGTGCTATTGGTAAATCTTTTGTTGGTGTAGCACCCTGCACACCTTTTATCTTATGATAAATAGGTATTCTTACACGCACCTCATATTTTGTTATAATCTCTTCAACAATGCCCTTAGTAATCATTTCTTTACTCCAACACCATCACCAGCAACACGTACAAGTGATAATGTAGTTTTATATCCATTATTATCCACAGTTGTTTCTTCTTTATTTATTACATACAATCCAGATGATATGTGTTTCTGACCATAGAACAATACATTAACTCTGACATATGACATTAACATTGTTGGTCGTAATAAGCCCTTTAGTGTCATTGTGGCACTTATAGGAAAGGCTGTCATATTATTCCACCAGTTCTTAAATGCTTGGGTGGATTTCATTGTGTCTGAATTCTTTGTCATTGATGGACTTAACGAAGTCACCACATCACCACTATCATTGATTGTGTATACATAATTCTCTGCCACAGACTTTTCAGAATATTTATACAATATTGACCACTGTTCGTCATTTTTCAATGTGAAGTTTGTAACAAAGTTGTTTGTTGGGTAACCTACATCTACCTCAAAGGTATCGTAGCTATCCACTAAATTTCTTGTAGCGTCATACCTTTTTATTGTGATATACGGACCCTGCAATATTCCAGTTATATCATCAAAGATGCTGAGCTTATATGTAACACCACTAATAGTTTCATTTGTGCCAAGTGGTGACATACACTGCACTAAATAGATTAAATAATCAAGAATATTTATATTCGATTTAGCTTCTATCTCTACTGGTCTGTCATCCCCAGCAATTAAAGAATAAGTATCTATATCGGATAAATTCTTCATCCCATAGAAGATTTCTGTGAGTCCATAAACCTTATTATTAAATAATCTTTTAATAACATCTGAGGGCTTTTCGAAACTTCTTGGGAAAGAATATGTAGTTGACCTCAATGATTGTGCCTCGCTTACACACTGAATAACATAAGTTATACAGCCATTTGCAAAGTCTGTATTTGAGGTTATCTTAGATATAATGGCTTCTTCTTGTTTATATATGAATGTAGGTGAATTCCAGTCACCATAACTTATGGTTATCTTACGTGTATCAGATATGCTTGAAAATACTTTCTCTAATTTATTTGGGTCATCTCCTGCTTGTATCTGATATTTCATTGTGATTGAATATGTGTTAACTGTTCCATTAACCTTTGTAGCATTAATGGAATACATATAGTTTGGGTAGGTAATATTTAATGAAGATGGATTATAAGAACGTTGTTTATTGCTCTTACCAAAAGTGTACTTACCTATCTTAACTATCACAAATGGTGATTCAACATATGTTGGATTTGATAATAATTGTAATGCCATTATCTTATACTTCTCCTATCACAATATTATACAATAAAATAATGTGGAACAATTATGTTCCCCATTATTTCTATCTATATGCTATTGATGATAAATTTGGTATCTTTAATGTATCTCCCATTTTCAAATCTAATAATGGGTCTTGTATGTGGTTAAAGTCTGCAATAATCCAATACTTTGTTGGGTCATTATAAAACTGCAAGGCTATACTATCTAATGTATCCCCACGCTGTATTTCATAAATGGTGAATGGTACATTATCAGTAACTAATTGACTTGTTGTTCCGTAAATATATTTCTTATCAATATTTTGAAAGTAATATGGAAATGCAGAATATCTACTAAGTCGTTCATACTCTTTATATGCTTTATTGGATAATACTGACATATTCCTTATCTCCTTGTAGTTTTATAAATATTTCGTTCAAGTGATGTTGTCAATCCTCTATATCCACCAACTTCAAATACAGTGCTGGCATCATATGGTTCTATCTCTTGCAGTGTAAATGACACACCAACATAGGCATACTTGCCATCACCTATAATCGGCAATTCATAAGACACACCAACTGCACCAGAAACAACACCCTTACAGAATATATCCTTACCAAATTTACATGATATAATAGGTGGGTTAACCATCTTTGATGATGCTGAATATTCTGGTAAAGCCGATGCTCTGATTTGTTTCAGAAACGTATCAACCACATCATCATTTAGTTCCGCATTTAATTTCGAGTTCTGATAGTTAACTTGTGTCATTAACTCACGATGTAACTTTAAGTCAACATTGATTGTTCTTGGTCCTGAATTGGAGAATGAATATATCGGTGCTGAACGTCCAAGTGGAGTTGACTGTGCGAAGTTAACCGCCATAGTATCAGAAATTGTGTCTGGATATGTGGGCACAATAACCAGAGATTTTAAGTGGTGGAAATATATGTAGTTGTCGATATTTTCAAGGAATCTATTGTCTGACATTATTTATTACCTTCAATATACTTTTCTACATTTTTATCAATAAATCCGTTTATATCTAACTTAGAAACATTAGGTGCTGACATATATTGATTATAAAGATTTACCCTCATAGGTATATCCCATGCACCCTTTGTCACACCAACATCATTTGCTATCCCCAACTCTTTCTGAAATACATAAGTATTATTTGAAATAGTATCTATTGGTGTGTTAACATTACCTAATAAGTATTCTATTAATCTGTCTGAAAATGCATAATAATTTCCATCATTTAACTGTAACAGACTTAACTTACTTATTAACGTATGATTTAACATCTTATCAGTCAAACCATTATAAGAAGAGCAATCCATAAAATGATGTAATGCACCAGTGTAACTTCCCTCCAAAACAACAATGGAAGATTTGTTATTCTTTGGCAACTGAATAATCAATTTAAGATACTTTTCGTTCTGATATAAATCTTTGTTCGTTGTGCCCAAGAAGTAAGTAACAGGTTTGTTAAAGGATAAATTGGATTTAATTGTTATAGTTTCGTTAATGTCCTCTGTTACATACTTATTAACAAGATAATTGCTTCTGAGCATACCTAAATCATTGTACACAACACTCTTCATCAATACTTGTGATGGACAATCAACAGCAATTGTGTATTCTTGATTAAACTTTATCGGAATAGCAATTACTTTATAATTATCATTTGTACCAAACTCAAAGTATCTTCCCTCAGTTGTGAGATAGATGTCTGTAAGCACGTCATAACAGAAGCAATTATAGAATGGTAACAAATCAATTCCATACAAATCTCTGTACGCTCTTAAAAACTCCCCAAGATGTTTATGAGTATCACTGTCATAATATTGCTCTTTACCCACATAGGTGGAAGTGACGTTTGGAGTGGAATCCCCAAAGACATAATCACCAATGATTGTATATTGACCAGATTCACCTTGTAAGATATTTGTTGGACTTACAATATTATCTGGACTTACAATGTTGGTAACAGCCTTTGGAAGATAACCAGTCTTTGTACATCTGATTATACTGGTATGATATATATAGACACAACCTTTGATAATCAAATCACCAAAGCTCACAACCTTATACATAGGCACAGGAGTGGTGGATAACAATTGTTTGATAAATTTACCCTCTATTGTATTTGTGAAAAATTTCTGATACAAATTATTGTCCTCCACCCATGTACATATATTTGGAAAGTGCTTGCTCTACAATATCATTCGTTATATTAACATTGATAGTACCATCTAATATCTTTTCTGATAATGCTATCAATCTTTCATCTGTTGACCCATTATCAGATTTCTGTGCTACCAAAGTCTTTAAGTAATTCTTAACTGCTTCATCAATACTTGAAACTTTTGCATTGAGAGATACAGTGTTATCTACTTGTGTAATCTTTACTGGAATGGCTGAGTTAAACTTACCATTAAGTAAATTATATATTGCTGTCGTATCTTTTGTAGAAGAAGAACTTGCACTGCTATCTGAGTTAGATGTGAACATTCCACCTATCTTACTCAGCAATCCTTTCTTCTCTTGTTTATTAACTGATTGTTCTACTTGGCTATCAACCTCTGATTGCAAACTTGCGTTAGCGTCTGCTGAACTTGCAGATGCAATCTGCATACTCATTGAGGTATCTTTTGAAATACCTTGTGATGTATATAAACCACTACCACGCACATTATAATTAGTGCCACCCCATTTAGATAAATCACCGATATTTGCAGTAGCACCAATGGAAGATATAATCTGTCCAATGCCACCTAATGTAGATGCACCAACCATTGTAAGTTTTGCAATAGCATTAAGGTTGGTATTTATATCAACACCATTACCAAGGGCTGAAATGAATGGTACATTTATACCGCCAGTAGCTTCTTCAATAAAATCATTTACTAACCACGTAGTATATAAAGCAGTGTTACCACTAATGTTCGTAGCAACATTAGTAAAGAAGTTATCCGCAACGTTCCTTATCATCTCACCAACATTCATTCTCTTGCCCATAGTGGCTAATTGAATATTGGTTTCTTTTATAGCACGTTCATAGGTTAACGTGTTATTTGCTATTTTATTTATATCAACAGCATTTAAGGTCTGTATAGCCTTTAAATCAGATACAGATAAATTATATAAATCAGAATACTGTGCTCTTACCACATTATTGTTATTTGCAATTTCTTGTAAATATCCTACCATTGCAGTTAAGAGTTTATTAGTATTGGAACTATTTAATCCCTCTACTAACAGTTGGGAATAATCAAGTCCAGCCTTTGCTGAAGACATTGCTAACAGACTTTGTAATCCACTATTACCTGCAAGTGCATTTACATTACCAGAACCGAGGTAACCAATTCCAGTCGCAATCTGTGTTAATGTGTTGGAACTAAATCCAATACTCCCCAAAGCACCTAACCACTTTTGCACCATATATTCAAATTCGGTGCTTTGCTTTTCAGTCATGGTAGCAGATGCTTCGAGTAATGCACCAGTGACACTATCAAACGTATCTGATAAATATGATGTGTCTTCAAACATTGCATTTAAGAATTGTGTCAATGTTTGTTCCATGCCCATCCGAGCAGATGTACTATCGGCTTGCTGTATTCTGATAAGTCGCATTAAGTTAGAATCAAAAGCATCAAATGTAGTAGCAATCTTATCTGATACACTGGCTAAAAAGGCTCTCTGCTCAATATTGTATGCTACACCTTCATCTGCCAATTTAGCAAGGCTCTCTGCCATCTTCTTCTGAGTTACATAAGGAGATACAGCAAGATTAGATTTCATCAGACCAACCATTTCTTTATAGTCATGTGAACTTCCCTCTAATCTTGTCATGATAGCTGATTGATGTTCATAATAGGTATTGAAGTGTGAGTCTAATTTACTTCCGATAGCCTCTAACACACCACGAACATTATTTAACCCATCGGAAATCTTATCAAAGACACCCTCATGCCTTGACATGAATTCATTGATTATTCCAATATTAAGTCCATCTTTTTGATTTTGTATCTTACTTATTCTGCTGTCAAGGTCTGATACGTCAGCGTCTGGATTTTCTTTTAAGGCACGTCTACGCTCTTCTTGTAACTGTTTCTCACGTTTGGTTAAATCAACATATTTTTCTACAGCACGTTTACGTTCTTCTTTATCATATCTCTTACGTTCTGCATTAGACATGACAGCAACTTCAATCTCTTTGGCTTTCTTTAAGTTAGCCAGTTCTTCTTGAATTGCATTCTGCTGGTCTAAGTATTCCTTATTAGCCTCATCTTCCAGAAAAGCATTATTGTTGTGCCATTTACCCTCAGCGTCCATTCTGCGCTGAATTTCAGCATCTAATTCTTCTTGTAAGAGTTTTAACTTCTCTTCACGATTAGTTCTCTCTTGTGATAATTCAGCATTGGATAATCTGTCCAGTTGACGTATCTGTTTTGCATATATCTCACGAGACACCTCATCTTCAATCTGTCTACGTGCATTAGCAATTCTTTCAATCATCTCAAGATTGTTTGTTTCTTCAGCTTGTCTTAATGCCTCATCATCTGCACCACGTTCTTTACGATATTTAGCCTCAAGAGCATTATACTCATTGAGGCTAATAAGATGTGCTCTACCTTTAGCATCAAGGAAAGTTTTATATTCAGTTAAATCTTGCTTATATTGTTCTTTGCTCTTATTTGTTCCTTCAGTAGCAAAGGAATTAAGTCTTGCCATTTAATCTACCTACTGTCCATTGATTGCTTGCTCACGCATCTTCTGCTCTCTCTGCAAATCCTCTATAATGAACTTTAACATATCTTCTCGCTCACGTGGTGTGAGAAGTCCAGTATCAAGATAAGAGGTATGCGTGTACTTTGTAATTAAATATCTTTCTTTCTCTATCTCATTGAATCTGTATGGTGCATAAGGCTTACCATCAGAGGTCAAGGGTGGGTCTAAAAAATTCTGAAGTAATGCGAAAGGAGGTTGGGTATACATACCGACATACCTCACATTCTACTGACACCTCATTATTAATTCCAATAGCATCGTTCAGCTTCTCACTATATTGGAATATTGTATTGACATCCCTCATTGATAATTTCTGAATAAACAGTTCCTTATCCGCTGGATTAACTGATACCCCATCAATCTTAGTAATAATTGCCATAAGGGTATAAATCATTGATTTATCAACCTTACCCTTTTTCTTTGATGCTTCTGCCTTATCAGCTACTTCATCAATGAGTTTGGGAGACTGTAAGGTAATCTCTACAGTCTTCTTGGCTACAGGCAATTCGAAGATAGAATATCTTTTAATCTTTTCCTCATCATAGGTATTAACCTCAAGCTCATCCAAATTCATCTTAGCTGTGAATTTTTGTCTGCATAAAGGACAAGTACACTCCATCTTATACTCACTGCCATAAGTGATTACTCTAAGTCTGTGTAATAAGTATTGATAGTCACTTATGCACATTTCATATGCTGGCAACTCAATCTTACTTGTAGTACAACTGTCTATCATATCACACATAGCCTTGTAAGGCTTAGAAGCACTGTTTAAACGCTTCATCTCATCAAGGGTATTCATACTACGTAATGTGATATTCGGATTGATTTTAGGGCTATATACGTTGCCCAGAGAGGGCAACGTAACTGTCTCTTCAAGTACGTTATAAATTTCCATTATTGTTCCTCATTTTCTTCATCATTATCTAAATCCAATTCAAGTTGATTTTCATGGTCAGAAACAAACTTATAACCTTGCTGATTACCTTGCTTGAATTGAGTGCTTGCACGTCTTTGTGCGTTAATGCTACCAAGATTATCACTATCAAGTGTATCACTATCAAGTACATTAGTCTGTGCGTCTTTATCATAAGGTGCTTGGTAAATGGCTGGATAAATTATCTTGCCGTACATATTTTCAAAGTGTTGTTCCATATAGATTACATAGTTAACTATAACACGAGCAACAGTCTGTAACCACCCTAAATTAGATAACACTAATAAAATATGCTTACAACCACTTCCCAAATTATCACTTGGGTTTCTTATCCACTTACCATTGTTATATTGTTCATCACCTTTAGTGACCATTTTATTCTTGGTGTCCCAGAAATTAAATCTATATTTATAGTCTGGGCAACTACAATGGAAATAGACATCATCACCATTAATACAACTGATAAGAGTTTGAGTGACTGTACGTATATCAAAGTTACCATTCTGTTCCATGCGTCTGTGCAATTCATCAAGGAACTTACCAAAACTTACTTTGACATAATAATCATCTGTCTCACCTCTGACCTTAACAGCAACTGTAAGAATTCCTTCTTTGAATAAGTTATTCATATCTATCTTATTCATCTCATTGGTGCTTCTGTACACAGATGATTTAAAACGTCTTTTAAATCGTTTTCTACCTTCTTCCGATGCCTTTGATTTATTTAATATTTGTTGTTTTGTAGCTTCTCGTAAATTCACAGAATTAACCTCAATAACATAAATATCAACTAAATATATTATACAATGACAAAATAGGCACAAGCAAGTGCCTGTGCCTATCTAAACATCATCAATTACGAAATGCTTGATACGTCAATATATCCTCTGTCGTACTGAACAGTAGCAGTAATTTCTCTCTTGTCGTTTGAATCTTGGTCGTAATCTGGTTCGCTTAAATCGCTAATCCAACAGCCTTCCATTACCCACTTTCTTACTAACTGTTCATCGGGTGTGTATTCAAGCAGATAGCAAGTCTTCTTATAGGTTTCAGCAAGTCCAACCTTTTGTGTCTGAGGATTACCAGAAAGATACTTCCATGCCTCTAAGATTGAAACAATATCTGCACCGATGAAATCATACAATGCAATCTTGCCAGCCTCAAACTTAATATCGCCAGCGTATTTAACTGTGGTATTACCTCTCTTGACTTCAATAACACCTTGTGAGAAGTGTGGTACTGAAGAAGATTTAACAGCCACCATTAAATACTCTTGTGCTTTAGGGAACGTTGAGTTTGGTGTAGTACCATCAGTTCCAGCACGTACAATATTATCTATATCACCAACCATGAATACGAAGTTATTACTACGTTGTGGTTCATAAAGTTCTGGGTTGTCAGAAAGGTGATAAGCACCCATAGGAGTTGATGACGCAACATTGATTGTATCAGCGGAATTAACTCCGTTTAATAAAATTCCCATTTATCTTTCACTCCTTTATATATTACGCTACTGTAACTTCTTCATTTTCCATTACAATTGAAATATCAAAATCTTCAACTGCATAAATAGGAATAATCTTAATTGTTACAGATAACTTCGTTTTATC